AATGCACGTGAGAAGAGTTAAGAAGGTTATTAAGGGTTTAAAAAAAGCGTCCAAATTACATGCTAAACAAGCCAGTTCTTTGGGTACTTTGGTAAAAAACAAGAAGTTTAAAAACTATGGTAAAAAGAAAAAAAGATCCTAAAGTAGGCACGGGTAAAAAACCAAAAGGTTCTGGAAGAAGGCTATACACTGATGAAAATCCAAAAGATACTGTCCGGATTAAATTTGCTACACCAGCAGACGCTAGGGCTACTGTGGCAAAAGTCAAAAAGATTAATAAACCTTTTGCTAGGAAAATCCAAATCCTTACCGTTGGAGAGCAAAGAGCAAAAGTCATGGGCAAAACCCAAGTCGCCAACATCTTCAAAAAAGGTAAAGAAAAAATCCGCCAAGAAAGGAAAAAGTGATGGGACTCAGCGCAGCGACAAAAAAGTCATTAGCAAAAAAAGCAGAGGCCGCCCGAAAAAAAGGTAAAAAAGTAACGGCAGGGCAACTTGCTAGAGTTTATAATAAAGGATTAGCGGCATATAGAACTGGTCACCGTCCTGGAACCACACCAAGTCAATGGGCTATGGCAAGGGTTAACAGTGTGTTGACTGGTGGAAAGGCTGCTAAAGTTGATGCACATATTTTTGGTAAAGGCAAAAAGCCTAAAAAGGAGGAAAAGAAGAAAAAATGAGTTTTTTAACAAGTAACGTCCCTTACTTCAAATGTTGGGTGAGAAGGGAGTATACTTGCAACCACGAAGACTTCCATGGAGAGTTCCTTCATGCAATGGTAATAGCCGTTACGACTATGCCGAATAGATGCTTGAGTTTCCAAGTTTTGTTTACAGGTTGCGAAAGCGATGTAACAGGCGAGGAAAATGTACATGGTGGTGCAATGTGGGCAAGGATGCCAATTACAGCTTTAGTGGGTGATACAAATTTTGAAGGTTGGCCTGAGCCAATGGACGTGTATCAAGCACAACCTTGGGATTGTATGTCTCGCACTCATGCTGTGTACAGTCTTAATAGAGCTCAACCGTGTCCATGGATAGCTAAAATAGACGGAGAGTTTTATCCGGCAAAATACTATTTTACAGTGGACTATACAGATAGCGAAGTAGCTGATGACCCAGCTCAACACAAACAAAGCCATGTGTTAGAGTTGTTAGATGCTGGTGAATGGACTGGTAATATTGTGGCTTTGCCGAACAATCGTGTCCGTGTGACACACCCAGCTTGGTATGTGACTGGGGAAGGAGCTCCTAAGTTCAAACCGTCACAACACATTCACTATTCAAAATCTGATTTAGACTATACTATGGACGTCAATCGGATCTTTGATAATCTTTACGCGGAAGAGGATGAAGAAGATGGCAAAGAAAATGAAGAAAAAGATGTACGCAAAAGGCGGCGCAGTAAGAAAGAAGAAGATGGCTAAAGGCGGTATGGTTAAAAAACCTACTAAGATGGCTAAAGGCGGCATGGTCAAGAAGAAGATGGCTAAAGGCGGCATGGTTAAGAAGAAGATGGCTAAAGGCGGCATGGTCAAAAAGCCTATGAGAATGGCTAAAGGTGGCTCGGTCAAAAAGCCTATGAAGATGTCAAAAGGTGGTCTGGTCAACAGAAATAACCCAAAAGTTATCAAAGGCCCGTATAGCTAATGGCAACTTCTGGTTCAACCGATTTTGAACTCGACGTTGCAGATTATGTCGAGGAAGCCTTTGAGAGGTGTGGCATTGAAGTTCGTACAGGGTACGATCTCAAAACTGCCACACGCTCTTTAAATTTGCTTTTTGCCGATTGGGCTAATCGAGGACTAAATCGTTGGACTATTGAGCAAGCAACTGTGTCATTGACTCAAGGCACAAATACATACACTTTGCCTTCTAATACAATAGATGTCTTGAGTGCTGTGATCAGAACAAATGCTGGTGCTACGAATCAAAGTGACACTCAAATCACTAGAGTAAGTCGGGATGTATTCTTTAACATTCCAAGTAAATTGACACAAGCACAGCCTACACAATGGTATATTGATAGACAGATAACACCGAAAATAGAGGTTTGGCCGACTCCAAATACTTCTTACACTTTAGTTTATGATGCTCTCACTAGAATAGAAGACGCAGATTCTGCTATCAACACAGTTGACATTCCTTTCCGCTTTTATCCTTGTTTAGCTGCTGGTTTAGCTTATTACCTAGCTATGAAAAGAGCTCCAGAAAGATTAGCTGTACTAAAAACAGTTTATGATGAAGAGTTTAATAGGGCAGCGTTTGAAGATGTTGACAGAGCTAATTTGAGTCTAGTGCCTAGAAGAGACTATTATGGGTTCGGCTGATGGCATATGCTTTAGGCAAATACTCGTATGGCATCTGTGATAGATGTGGTTTCAGATATAAATATCTAGAACTAAGAGAAGAGTGGAATAAACTTAAAGTTTGCCCCGAGTGTTATGAGCCGAAAGCTAGGCAGCTAGAACCTTCTCAAACAGGATCTGATCCTGAGGCTTTATACCAACCAAGACCCGATGTTCCAGAATTTAATGACGTGACAATTAATTTTACAGGTGTTTCTGCTTCTGCTAGTGTTGGCTCTGTAACAATAGCGGGGGTAACCACCGGACCGACTTTTGATTCAACAAGTGTTACATTTGACGTAACAAGCAAGACTTTTGACGAGGCTTAAATGGCAAAACAATCAGTGGGAATTGGATCAAGCGCAAATGACGGCACTGGTGATACTCTTCGCGCTGGTGCCGATAAAATAAACGATAACTTTACCGAGATTTATTCTGCGTTGGGGAACAGTTCCAATGTATTAACTGATATTATAGATGCTAACGGTCTTTTAGACGTTAGCTCAGGTGCTAACAAAATTGTATTTTATTACAGCGGACTTAGTGATTTACCAAGTGCTTCAACATACCACGGTGCTGTTGCTCATGTTCACGCTACAGGTGGCCTTTATTTCGCTCATGGTGGTGTCTGGATAAGGTTAAATGATGAAACTACTGGGCCAGTAACAAAGTACACTGCTGGCACTAGCGGAAGCTCGGCTTACACATTCACTGGTCCTGGGGCAACTTCCGGCAATAATCCAAATTTTACTTTTTATAAGGGTCACACATATTTGATTGACAACACCGCCAACGTATCAAGTCACCCTTTGCAAATTAGAACATCTAGTGGCGGCTCTGCTTTCACAACAGGAGTTACAGAAAATTATAATTCCACCACTGGGTTGACGCAATTTATTGTGCCGCATGAACCAAGTGATACTTCTTTAGTATATCAATGCACAAACCATAGTTCTATGGTTGGAAACATAACGATAGTATGATGATATGAGTTATACATTTGGCACATTAAAAACAGCTATACAGGATTATACAGATAATGCTGAGGCTACTTTTGTTACACATTTATCAGATTTTATAAAAACAGCAGAAGAAAGAATTTTTACTTCCGTAGACTTAGAATTTTTTCGTAAAAATGTCACAGGCACAATAACTTCGGGTAATAGATTCTTAGCTATGCCAACTGATTGGTTAGCTTCTTTTAGTTTATCAATTGAAAACTCAAGCAATAAAGAATTTTTACTACAAAAAGATGTGAATTATCTGCAAGAGTTTCACCCTAATGACTCTACAACAGGCGTCCCTCGGTTTTATGCTGCTTTTGATTATCAAAACTTTTTAATAGCCCCAACTCCTAATGCTAACTTCACAGCAGAACTTCATTATTATTATAGACCTGTTTCTTTAACAGCAGGGTCTGATTCTGGTAGCACTTGGCTCAGCACAAATGCCCCTAATGCTATGTTGTATGGCAGTTTAGTTGAAGCATACACCTTTATGAAAGGTGAAAAAGATCTTATGGATTTATACAATGGCAGATTTGTTGAGGCAGTCAGTAGACTAAAAGACCTTGGGGAAGCTAGAGAAAATGCTGATGCGTACAGAAGAGGATTACCCGAACGGGCTAGAACATGAGAATTGCTATTGTTGGTTTAGGTGGGAGCTATGCAGATTACATTTCAGCTAGAGTCGCTTCTCAAGAGTTTGATGAGGTTTGGGGTATAAATTGCATAGGCGGTATCATACGTGTTGATATGACATTTATGATGGATCCGGTATCTCGATTTTTAGATACAGAAAATGCTGGCACACAAACGGGTATTGCCCGTAAATTTTTAAAAGAAAATAAAAAACCTATAATTACTTGTCACTTAGATAAACGTGTCAAGCATTTAAAATTGTATCCCTTAAAAGAAGTCGTTACAGATTTAGGGTATTGTTATTTTAATAATACCGTCGCTTACGCTGTAGCTTACGCTATCTGGATAAAAGCCTCTAAAATATGTCTATATGGTATAGATTACACTTACAAGAACGTAAGTATGGCTGAGTCAGGCAGAGCGTGTGTTG